TCCCTGACTGTGCTTTAACAGTATTTACTACTAATGTACTCATGGTTTTGGATTTGCGTCTTTGACGGCTTTATTGTGTGCAGCAAAACTGCCAGTTGCATCTAGTTTACCCGCAATAATGTCGTCATACAACATTCCAAGTTGTTCTCCTGTTGGTGCGTAAGTTGTAGAACCTGTTTCTGTTCTTTTAATTTTATATTCTTCTGCATTTTTCCAAGCTGTAAAAGCTGCGTTAAGTTCATCATCTGTTGGTTGTGAATCAGAATTAGCAGAATCACATTCTGGTCTAATCTGTAACGATTTGCATTTTTTCCTAACTGTAACAAAGCTAAATTAATGTCTGTATCTGAGTTTATTGCCATAATTATGACTCCTTAAATATTACTGCAACTGTATAAGTATTGGTAGCTATATTAGACTCTTGACCAAAACCAGCACTTTGAGTGTTTTCACATCTATGTCGTATTTCAAAAACAGTTGTACCTGAGATTGTAAATCTACTATAAAAAAATGATCTGGTTACAACACCGTTATAAGAATGTTCCGCAGTCCCGAAATCAGGAACATTTGTACTATTTGTGACATCGTAAACCCAAGCAACGTGCCTACCAACATTGTAAGCGGGTGCTGAACCTCTAACTAAGTAAGTTCCCGCTTGCAAAGTAAATTGATTACTACTGATTGATACTATTCCATCTGCATCTGCTATTTCTGTATTCAAATCTCTTGTTCTATCTCCACCAGAACTAAATGAACCACCAAGTACATTAGAAGTCTTTTGATCTGCAATAATCGCAAAACTGGAAAATTTGCCACTAGATATTCCAGAAAGTTTTGTGCTTGCGATTGCTGCACTTGCATTTATATCTGCATTTACAATAGAGCCGTCAACAATATTTGCTGAATTAATAAGTAATCCAGTTATCGTATCGTTTGAGCCATCAAGTATTAAAGCCATTATGGAATCGTTACAACTGAAGGACTATTTATTGTTAGTGTAGCACCAGAAGCAATAGTGAGAGGGCCAGCGACTAAAGCGTTATGATTTGATGAAATCGTGTAACTTGTGTTCATTTCATTTTCTGACTCAAAGAAAATTTGCTCACCGCCTCCACCAGTTCCACCACCACCACCAGCGTCTGCATATTCAAGCTGACCAACTGCTGTTGCACCAGAACCAGAAATACTTTTTACTTTTAAAACTTTATCAGCAGCAATTTGGTTATCTGGCAAAATCAATGTATAAGATTGACCAGCACTATGGGCTGGGGACTTAATTTTTACACCATGACTATTTTGATTGCAATTAAGCTGTAAAGTACCATCATTTGTATTCCCTTTAATTTCAAATAATCCTGTGCCGTTTGGAGTTACTTTTATATTTCCATTTGTTGTAGATGTATTTACCTCAAACGCTTGCACATCAAGGTTTCCTCCAAGTTGCGGTGAAGTGTCGTCAACTACGTTTGATATACCACTAGCACCACTTAATGAGCCCCAAGCACCATTGTTATAACCTTCAAACTGGTTTGTTTGGCTGTTATGACGTATCATACCTACTGCTGGGCTGCCGTCTCTTTGAGCCGTTGTACCAGAAGGTAATGTTATTGAAGATGTAACGTTAAAAGTTGCTCTGGCTGTAAATGTATTTGCACTTGATAAAGACGCATGACCAAAATTTGTTTGACTAACATCACCCAAAGTTACAAAAGCATTATTAGCTGCATTTCTAATTTTTAAGGTATTACCATCAATATGTTGTACATAAGCTGCAACCCCAATAGTAGGGTCGCCAGAACCTTGGTTATTGGTACTAAGGGCAGCAATTATTTGATTTAACTTTGTTCTTACAACAAGACCAGTACCGTTATCAACGGTAAAACCAGAACCACCAGTATTATCAACTCTTGCCATTTATAAATTAGTAATTGTTTTAAGTATATCGGTTTTATCCACCTTTACCAAATCCAACAGCAGTAAAATTAAAATTTCTATCAATAGACGCCCCAGAACTATTTTTGAAATGAACAGTAAAACCAGTTGATGCAATATTTGTCAATTCAAAAATATCCCCAGAGGCCATATTCAAAGCTGTAATACCAACAGATGGTAAGTGTGTATTCGTTCCTAATAAACTACTTGTACCAACAAAAAATGGGTGGTCAAATGTTACATTTTTTGCCCCAGCACCAGATGAAATAGCTGTTGCATTTTGTTCAGTTCTTCTTTGTAAACTTGCTGTATAACCTAATTCTGTTACTTGTATTGTTTGGGCAGAGTCATTTGATGTAAGTGTGGTCCTAAATTTAAATCCCCTGCCTTTAAAATTACCATTTGCAAAAGTTTGAAAACCTTTGTAAGTTGCACCGCCAGAGTTAGGGTCATCATCTGTTACATTGACTTCCAATATTGCATTTACATCAACGCTATCTGTACCGTCAAAATCTTGCAAACTATCAATCAAACCTCTATTGTCAAGTAAATCATTTGGAAATATTGCCTGCGACTTCATGTGTTTTTTAAGGTCTAAAGCAAAAACACCGCCCAAATCTAAAAAAGTGCCGCCAGCAGTACCGCCAAATTCATAAGTTCCAGATGGGGCAACACCTCCAACAAAGTCAATACTCGTTTCATTGTCAAAATCTGTAATAGTATCAAATAAACCAATACCAGCTAAAGTTAATGAATTAGAAGAATTATCAAAAGCTGTATTAACTTTTGTGCCTTGAAATTTTGGGTTGTCTTGATCTTCACGCCTTGTTTGTGTAATTAATGCTGGTTGTGGGTCAGGTGGGTCAATAATTACAGATGTTTCGCCTGTACTAAAACGACCCCCATCATCTTGAGCCCTAACTATTACCTCACCAGCCAAAATTGGTATTTCAGCAGAACTTGTATTACCAGCAACAGCAGTTACAAGGTCAGTTGCATTTGAAAAAGTGCCGTTTCCTGTTGTGTCTGGGGTATGCCTAATAAAAATTTTTCCCCCTGCAATGACGTCTGCCTCTGTTGGTGGAGTCCATCTAAGCCTTGCAAGCTTATCTGTTAGAGGTTCATAAGTAAGGCCAGTAATATTTGCTGGGGGTGCTGTTTTACCAACAGCTTCAAATGTCAACTCTGCTGCCTCCCTTGATGGTTGTCCTAGTGCATTAAAACTAAATACCCTAAATTCATAAGTACCAACATCAGTATTAAATATTTCAGCGTTACTTGACGGACTTTCAATAGTTTTAAAATCACCATTATTTGCTCTGTACTGTACTTGGTATTTTGAAATCCCAGCTTGTGGTTGCCAATCAAGTATTATTTTTGGAACAGCAGTACCATTAATAATTACAATTTTTTCTGTTGCAGTCAAACCCTCTGGTGGGCCTTTTACTTCAGTAAGCGTTGTTATATTTCTTGTTGGTAGTGCTGTACCGTCTTCCACAAAAGCATATTTGCCAGAATTGTGTGATAGGGCAGTTATTGTGAAGGTTTTGTCCTCATTTTCTTTTACACTTATTACACGCCAAGTCGTTGTTTGTAATGATGGTGTTTCTAAAATATATGGGGCGTGTTGGTTTGGTGCTGTAGTAAATGCAGAAGAAACAGTTATTGTTGCACCCGAAATACCACTTATTGTTCTTTCCTGTAAAGTTCCATCAGGCAAAATTACAGACAGTGTTGGATTATCGCCCAAGCTTGGTATGTCAGTATTATTTGTGTCATCAAGTACCACTTCTGTGGTGCTTGTCACGCTTTTTAGTAATCCTCCACGCCTTACCCCAGCTTTAAGCCTGTCAGAAATTTCAATTACATCACCACAACGCACAAGCACACCAGCAGCAGCAGTTGTTGCAAAAGAGCAACTTTCGCCAGCATTTTGCTCATTGTATAAAAACCAACGGCCTAGTCTTCTGGCTTGATTACGGCTTGTTGTAGCAAAAGCTTTTATATTTTTAACAACAACACCGTATTTTGTTTGTGTAGCTGCGTCAGCCTCAACAGTTTCAACATCAACCTCTTGCGTTGTCATGTCAAAGTAACTTACGTTTATAACCGTATGACGAGTTTTTAAACTTGAACCAGCATACACAAACCCTTGTTCAGTGACATTTGCATTTGTAAAGAGGTATGAAGTCGCTTTTGGTGCATCTTGGGATATTGCAATACCGCCTGCCGAGTAAAAAGGCATTACACGCATAACAGAACAAAGTGAATTAATTAATGTGTATGCCTCTCGTTGCTGAGTGATATTTACATTACAACTGAACCTTGGCTCAGTACTGCCATCACCATTACCAGCATCAACAGATGCACCGCAGTATTCACTTACTGTTTTAAAACTAAACTTATCTAAATTAGCCTCTGGAATACCACAACCAGCCCTTGTGTCTATAAGCAAGTCGTAAAGAATCCAAGCTGGGTCTGTAGTCCACTCTTTTGTGCCTTTAAAACTGCCATTAAAAGTACCAGCGTATGTTATTGCCCCTGTTTGCAAATTAACAGTTGCATTATGAGGTATTTTTACTTTACGGCCTCTTATACGAAAAACCCTTTTTGGTATTCTTGGGAACTGTTCTGCATTAAACCTTAATGCAACGTGTGCTGTATCAGGGTATGCGTTTTGTTCAAAAATAATATTAGTCGCTGCATTAAATTGAAAAGCATTTATTAATTGTGCATCTGTACTGTCTGCTGTTACTCTTTCAACCCTTATTGCTACAGGGAAAGACGTTGTTGAACTAAGTTTTACTAAATAATCCCTAAAATACGCATTTGTTGACCTCCCTTTAACTGTGTCATTTATGACAGTGGTTGTTGTGCCATCATTTTCTATTGTTTTTATTAATAAATTAACTTCTACGCCATTAATATCGCCATTATCTTCAAATTTTTGCATTCGTGGAAACCTTAACGTTACCCTTACCGCATTAATATTTGATTGACTAACGGTATGTGTTACAGGTGTTGAGGTGGTCACTGTCGTGCCAATAATAGTTTCAGTTTCTATATTTGAAATACCGTCAATAAAAGTTTGGCTAGATGTGCCAACTCTAAAATCAAAGCCAACATCCTTAAAATTAAAATCACTGTCTTGTGGTGCTGTATTATTTGCAGCTTCTTGTAAAACTTGTGTACCGTTGAGAAAAATATCCTTTTTAAATGCGTTTAGATATGCAGTAGATGTTTTATCTGTAATGCCAGCTTTTGACGCCGTTGCCGACCCTTCTATCTCGCCTTCACCTAGCAGTTCAACAATCGTATTAAATTGTTTTGAAGATAATGCACCACTTGGTAAATCTGGATTATTAAAAACTGTATTCTGGTCAAATTCTTGTATAGCCATTAATTGTTACCCTCTACCTGTACAGTATCAACACCATTAGAAACCACAATAGAGCCGACTAAGATTTCTCCATATACTAAATTAACTGGAACACCTGCATTGCTAATATTTGTCAGCCCTGTAAATGAATAGTTACTGGCCAAAGCTGCAGGGTCAAGGCTATCTTGGCCTGTTGGTGATTGTGTATTTTGTTCTGGTGCTAACATTTCTGTCACGCCATCAATAATCATACTTGTACCAATAGCTGTTAAAGCATTTACAAGCAATGTACTACCTAAAAAAGTACCAGCAGTAATTGCACTTGCACCAAACAATGCACCAGCACCAAGCAAAATTGGAAAAAAATTACCATGTACAACTGGTATTATTTTTATGTCATCTTGTGTATTTAAGTTTAATAAATCTTCTGTAATTACTTTTGTTCCAACTTGTATTGTATAAAACTGTTCTGCCATGTGTTCCTCAATACCCTTAAAATTACAAACCAAAAAACTTATTGCTTCTCTAGGCGTATTTAATTCCACATCAAATTCAGATTGACCTAAAAATTTTCTTAAAGTACCGTAAACTTTTATTTTTTTAAGCATCTATTTCATCAGGGGTCATTACAGATATTTTATCTGATTTTGGAGAGACAAGATAAAAAATTAAATTTATTGCTTTACAGCTATATTTGTCGGCATCAGAAAACTCTAAAATATTTTGTGGATGGCTATGTACTATACCAATAATTTCATCTGTTGCATCTTCAACTGCTGCATAATCAAGTGGGTTTATTACAAACGAATTTACTTTAAATTCATTTGAAATATTTCTGCAAGGGTAATATTTTTGTTTTTTGTTTTTTATAGCAACAATGCCACAAGATTCCTCTGGATCACATTTTTTTGCATGGTTGATTGCGTCTTGTCTCCAAGGGTAATTCATTACGTGTTAATAAAAGTACCAACACCAGCAAAATCTTTTCTTGTAACTTGTCGTTTTGGTAATTTTAAATTTGCCTGATCTAATGCCCCAACGAGTTCAAACTGTACAATATCCCTTGATTCAGTTGTTTTTCTATCAATAAAAAATATTTCTTGTGGCAATTCATTTGATGAAGGCGTACCAAAAGGATTATTATTACTTGGAAAATTTGCTGCATCAAGCTCGCTTGCAAGCGTTGTTATTCGGGTCAGCTTGGCATCTGCCAAATCATTATGTGGCGTTGTTAAATTAACAATAATCATTAAATCAGTAACAGTAATAACAGAACCACTCCTAGAAATACCACCAAGGTTTGCGACAGTTAAAACTGGCCTTGGCACTTGGCCTCTACCTGTAAATTCAGCACCTTCAAAAGTAATTGGAAAACGTTGGTATGTATTACCTTGCCAAATAATATTTGCATTTGTATTCATATTTGTACCAGAGTGAAACCTATATATAGTGGGTACATTTGACGGGTTGCCTGTTGCATAATGCAAACCCTCAACCAATTCCAATACAAAAAGTTCAATCCTTGCACTTGGGTTTAATTTTTGTAATTCAGATACAGG